CAATGCAGTTGCTGTGGCAGCAGCCCAGGCTTCGTCGGAGGGCAGGTTCATGTATGCCTTCGCGACCAACAGGGCCTCGGCGGAACTCTCGGCAGCAACGATCAACTTATCCTTACCGTTGGTCAGGTGCGTTTGTGCGTCTGCGTCAAGAGCGACATGGTAAAATAGCTCAGCCATGTTTATTCCTTTCTGTAGGCGTTATCATATGCCTATTTGATTGTTAATATTAACCGATGAACAGCCCAATAACTTGGGTGGACGGCACTGTCGACAGAATGTCAACAGACAGGTCAGCCGTGGCCGCACCTTCATGTACGATGTTCCCGACACTCGCAGCAGCAACATCGTTGGCCGCAGCATCAACTACAGTGACTTCCAGTGTACCGGCACCAGGTTGCTCTGCATCCCAGGTCATGTTAGCGGTGAAATCGTCTCCACCAGTTCCGCCTGTTACTCCCACAGGATTCGCAGGGAATACAGAGTAGGAACCAGCTTCAGTGATCTCGTACGTGGCAACCTTGCCAGCATCAACCGTAAGTACAGTGATGGTAGTCTCAGTGGCAGATGTTCCTGCTCCGTCTGCGACGGTCAAGACGTCATTAGCGGTGTAGCCTGTACCTTGGGCGACCATCGTTGCCGTTTCTGCGGCTGCGGCGGTATCACCATTGGCGACGATCAGCGTGCCATACAGCGTGCCGTGTGTTCCGTTTACTGCCCAGACTGCGTGAACTCCGGCCTCAACCAGCAGTGCGGCGAGGGCAACTCCCACGTCGGTCCATTCGTCACCGGAGATCCCGGTGTATGATACATCTAGTGCCGGTGCGTCCACGACCACATTGAAGGTGATTCCTTCTAGGTCTTGGCCGATCACTGTAGCTGTGGCATTGTCCCACACTACATTATGGTCTGTCGTGTCTACAGCCTTCAGTAGGACCAAAGCCGCAGCTTCAGATCCTGCCTGAACAAAGGCATCTGTCACGCCATTATACTTCAGGGTCTTAGCCCCGGCAGGCAGAGTGAATTTATATAGAGCCATTGATACCTCCAAAGTCTACATATATGTGCACAAAAGATCGAAACTTGTCTACATGTATGTAGATAAAAACAAGGCCGGGACAAGCCCGGCCCTGGTTTAGGGTTTCTTAGTTGGTGATTCCCTCAGCGGCGGACAGGGCCAACTCACTGAAGAGGGCCAGAGAGCAGTACCACTTGACTCTCCAGATGTCCTCGTCCTTGGTAGCACTTGTACCGACGTGGTCAACCATCAAACCAGCGGCGTTACGGGCGGTGATACCGGCCAGACCCTGGTGCTGAGAACCGTCATCGAACACACCCGCGAAGATGGTCGTCTGGGCGGAACCGCTACCCTTGGTTTGGTTCACGGGGATGTTGTCATTACGGAAGATGGGCACGTTGGAGTAGGCCAACATACGCTTCCCGGAGGGCAGCTTGTAGACTTCGTCCATGGGCACACCACCGAGAGCACGCAGCAACGTCTTGTACGAACGACGGGTACGGGCTGCCATGGTGATGAAATCGACTTCGCCGTCTTTGGCCACGACAAGGTCAAGCAGTTCGTCGAGGAACTCGAAGCTCAAGGCTCCACCGTTTGTACCGGTGTCTACCTTCTGGCTGGAAGCACAGAGATTGATGAGACCGTTGAACTCATCGGCGGCACCGCTACCGTTGATCAACTGGTTCTTGTAGTTACGACCGGCAGACTTGGCCTTGGATGCGATTTGGGTCGCAGTTTGATCGTTGATGCTGGAACGTGTGGCTTGGATCATCTTGTCCACTTCCGCGTCACCGATGATCTTGGTCAGGCTGGTAGTGACTTGCGTGAAGGTTGCTGCGTTCTTCGCAGTGATCGTGTCGCCAACACCGATAGACTCGACATCACCGAGAGCGTTCTCACGGTTGTATGCCAAACTGTTACCATCGATACCCTGGAAGGGTAGCAACTCATAAAAATTGTCCACTGTGACGATGGCCTCGATCACACCAGCAATCATTTCGTCTTGACAGAGTTTGGCGGATTCGCCTAGGGTTACACTAGCCATTTTTGTTCTCCTTGGTTTACAATACAGTTTTCATTACGTTAATGTGGCACATTTGAAAACCATCTCGGTTACGGCCAAGGATCTCCCTTGTGTGGCCAGTGCTCAATAATGGTATATTAACAGAAACGTCCGATAAAGTCAAGTGGAAAACCTTATCGGACGTTAAGTTTTTAATTAATTTTTAACAACTAAATCCCTACAGGATTAGCGGCCCTTATTCAGGCCACGAGCAATCTTGGCCGAAGGGCTGTTGTCCTGGTGTGTTCCAGGTCTCTGATGCTGTCCAGCACTGGGCTTGGTGTCGGCTCCACGACGGGCGTCAGAGGGGAACAACTGAAGATATTGATCCTGCTTGGACATGTCGCCCAACAGTTCAGAGACATTGGCACGCTCGGTGGGGCGGTCCATGGAGAATCGGGTGTTGCCATCCCGGTCCAGGACTACCACAGTACGTTGGCCGGTCTCGCCGTCCACATCCACCTTCATGTGTTGCTTGGCGAACGGGGCAATCAATTCGGGACGAAGCCCAGGGTAGTTGGTTGCGGCTACGGCGATCTGTGTGTTGATCATGTACTCATCCAACTGGTTGGTCAACTGGGCGTTGGCAGCCTGCTGTGCGGCCATGGCTGTCTCATGGGCTGCGGTCATACTGGTCTTCATCTCGGCCACCTGAGTCTTGTAGGCACTGTTGTCCTGGATCTGTGCTTCCAGGTTGGTGACCTTGGTGTTGAAGGCCTCAACGATGGCTGCGGGCTCTGTGCCATACTCCTGGAGGGGAGTCAGGTCAATCTTGGTGGCCTTCTTGTTTCGTTCACTCTTCAGTGCCTGGTGCAGTCCAGTTGCCAGATTGATCGCGGCAGAGACTGTGGGATCACCCTGCTTCAACTGGAACGGGCTGGCCTCATCCTCGGCATCCTTCTTCTCATAGAAAGAGTGTAGGTTGGTGGGTACGGCTGTCAGGTCTGCTACTTCTTTGTTTTGTTCAAAGTCAAACATCTCGTTTTACCTTTCAAATGGTTGTTAATACCGTCTCGGCATTTACTCGTTGTCGCCGTCTCGGCTTGCATTGTCTTCGTCTGCGTTGGCGTCCACGTTGGCTGCCTTCGCATCTGCATCAGCTTGGGCTTTAAGCTGTTTTTGATTCTTCTCGAAATCAAAGTGTTCGTCTAGCACACTATATCTTTGTAGCTCGTGCAAGTAGGCCTTGTCACTGATTCCTCCTTCCTTCCACGTCTCGGCTAGAACCTGGAGGGTGGATGCCTCAGGGCTCGTGAAGTTGGTCGGCAAGAATGCTGTGCCTTCCAATTCAAAGCGTTGCCAATATGCCATCAACCACATGATCTGTGTGAGGGCGTCATTAAATCTGTAAACAACATCCTGTAGAGGTGACGTTGCTTCAGAAGAATCCAAATTACGTGCGGATGCTGTCTGGCGGTCGGGGCTCTTCTTCATGAACTCCGCTCCGTAAGACTTCATACGCTCTTCCAATCTCATCAGGTCTTCTTCGCCTGCCTTGATTGCGGCTCCACGGTGTTCCACATAGTAGAACTTGGCAGAAGGATCAGAAGCGAACAACCACTCCTTAGGCCCAACGACAAGCTTGTTGCCTTCGTCCTCATCGTCGCCACCGGAGCATGCGAGCATGGGGAATCTGGCCACGGTCAGAATGGCGATCTGATCAGAGAACGACTGCCAGTGACGGATGTTCAAATCAACCAGGTCAAGCAAAGGAGACTTGCCTGTCATGAATCCGGTGCGGTCGGCATAGAATGTCACTAGGGGGATGACATCAATGTCCATATACCAATGCTCGCCCTCGATCCATTTCTCTTCCCCGGTGTCCCAACGCCAGATCGTGACTCTTACCAATGTCACGGGCTCTGCCAAAGGCTCGCCTGTCACCTCATCTTCGTACAGAGTGACAAGATCCAGAACCTTGACACGCTCCTCGATCATCTCTTCCCACTCAACACGGTAGGTGTGAAGCTCTTTGATCCGCACATGGGTCAATGTCTCTTTACCGTTGATCCGCATACTCTCGGCAAAGATCAAGTCTTCGGCTTTGATGTGTACACAGTAGGGACGAACGTTCTCTTCCAGGTCGTCCTTCTTGGTACGGCCAGGGAACCACTCAACACGAGGATGGTCCACCAGTACGTGAGTCAGTGCGTGGGACACACCATGGGAGAATACGTCACGAGCGAACACGTCCAGGTTGTTCCCCTGGAGGTCGATGTCTTCCATGTACGGAACCAACAACTCAGAGAAGTCTTCAGTGTATTGTACAGATGCAGCAAATGGCTTGCCTACCCAGGTACGCAGAGTCAGGTCCGTGACATTGAACAACACGTTGCACGCAACACGTTCGTCATAGCTTGTCTGACTCTCATGCTCATGCTGAGGTGTCATCTCCTGTCCCGAGTCACGCATGGACTGTGTCCCGGCCAACACGGTAGAGGTCTTGTACCACTCAGGCTCCATTGCTTGATGGGCCAAACTAGGTGTTGCTACATTCGGTTCTGTTGTATTAGACATTACCATTTCCTTCGCGAAACTGATTTACGAGTCCAACGTACACGATATCTCCACATATCGCCACAGTGGTCTTCGACTTTAGTATTAACATCATCCAGATTAGTGTCACTACGTGGGAGACATGGCACAGTTCTTCGACTCTGCTCACATCTTGCACATACAAAAATCCCTGGGGCTTCCCGGAAACCTTCGGCACCGCCGACAGATCCGGTCAAATATTCTCTGATTCGTTCCCAACCTTGAGTACGTGATCCGGCAGACTTATCCACGGAATCCCAATACACGCCTTTCTTTCGCATTTCACTGGCAGGTGACGTGGCACCATCATGGGCAGCGAAGATCTGAGAGTCGGCAGGGCCACGCTTAATATGGCCCTTCAATTTCATATCATACTCACGCTCCAAGATCCCTTCTGCGATAGAAGAGGACGGCATGTTGAGACCCTCGTTGTCTTCGCCGGTGTAGCCATACCACTCATCAAAGAGAACAAGGTCACCCTTAACAGGCCCATAGATGTGGCCGTTCCACTCCACACCTTCACCGTTGGATTCCGCCCACCATCCTAAAGAGAATGGCTTAGCCTGTCCGTGGTCATATGCTCGGTTCAGTCGCCACTTAGACTTCTTAAGTAGATAATACGGGAGGTCCTCAATCACATGGATGTTCTGATTCCAAACATCATCAAACATACCACCACATGTGATGTCCCAGTCTCCATCAATCCAGGCAGCCAGTTCGGCAGCATTACGAGCGGAGGCCTTCAGCCTTTGGATATAGCCAGGGTCCGCCAGCAGGAGGATCTTGTTCTCATACAGCGAACTACGAACGGTAACACGAGGCGGCTCGATGTCACCAGCACGGTTTCTACTGTCCCGGATAACAGGCCCAACGATGCGGGCTGGTGCGATGGGTAGACGGAAACGTTTCTTCACCCAGTTATGCCCAGGGCCATACGGATTAGTCGTCGAACGCATGCGTGCCTTTTGAGCAACGGCAGGATGACTCGAACGACAGCACGAGAACATACGAGTGTAACAGCCAGAGTCCGGCCACGTCGTCAACTCTTCCCAACCAATCCAAGGGAAGGCGTGACCGTGATACGCCAGATAGTCATTCTCTCGTGACATGTGACGGAACAACAGCGTCTCGCCAGACTTCCAGGTCCAGGACATTTTCTGCACATTAAACGTGGCGGGGTTGGGGCCGTCCAGCGGCCAGATCTCTTGGAACCACTTACGTGACTTGTTGACAACGTCGTCCAACTCAGGGTATGTCCGACGAAACAGGACGCCACGCCATTCGCCTCCGTATCCCTTTCCAACCTCTTGGGCAAAGTCCATGAGTAGGGTGTCTGTATTGTGAGTGACAATGAAATCTTGTACCACAAACAAGTGGCTAGGATGAGCCACTTTGAAACATGTGGCATCTCCCGTGCCTGCGGGAACAATGCTTTTAATTGCTCGGCGTTGGTACTTACGCGTTGGTAGGATACGAGATAGCTTACGTTCCAACCTAAACGGACGCAACACATTCCTATGGGTTATTGTTATTCGCCAGATTGGTTTTGACCATTCTGACACCACACCAGGTAGTTTCTTGGTCTTATTCTTTAGGGGCCTAGGGGTAGAATAATGCTTCTGAGCAAAACCGCCCAGAGAACGGACTAGGTACACGTATCCTTCTGCCAGTTTCTCAGAAATAGAGCATGCACTTATGCGGCCTTCTTTATCACAAGACCCGTCAGCATCCATTAGCCCCTGAAGTACTGCCAACCGAGTGGCCGGGTCTGCCAAAAGTAATTCTTCTGGGACACATTTATCTGTCCCCGAGACACGGCCAAGAACATTGCGATACTCCTGGCTGTCCCCTATTGCATGCATCTGGTACAGTCCAGGTTTATATTGTTTTCCCCGCCACCCTTTAGCCCTGAGGTAGTCCACTATCTCTGTATCCGCCGCGTAGATAGTAACGCTCCCTGAGGTGGTAAGTGTCCCATCCCCAAGTAATAGACCGAGTATGTATGGATCTGGGCCTGTCCACTGCTTGCCGGGAGCTGGAGCAGTTATCGCAGGAATGGACCAAGACTCCTTACTGTGTACTAATTGTTTGGTAGTTCGCACCTGCCAGCCCCGAGTGCTTCCTGTTTTTGCGTTATACACTTCCCAGCGATGTTCGGCGTCTGCCACAACAGATGCTCCATCGCAGAAGGTTACCTGGTACAGAGGACGATCCTTATGCGGAAATATACCTTGGATCTGGGTGTATGTACCATCAATTGCGACTAATCTATCATGATATGTCACGGTGCCTACTGGCTTCCATCCATTGTCTGTTAAAATAAAGGCCTTATCGTCCAGGGCTTTTCCACCCCCGCGATTCCCTGCCAACAGAGCCTCGTAGACGGGACATTGGAGGAAAGCCTCTTGGCTGCCTGGCTGGGGAAACCATGTCACAGGCGTCCCATCCAGATAGGCCTTAAGCTGTCCGTCGATCATCAACCATTCTACGTTGCTTGCCACTTAATTATCCTTATTCTGTGATAATGCCCAGTTCGCCGGCGAATTCATCAACCACTACAAACTCATGTCGATAATTCTTACAAGTGTCACCACTCTGGGCGTCATGCCCATGGAGACGGCATTTGCCTTCGGCTCGATATCCGCAGGTGCCGCACTTCATGCTGGGACACTGCGAAATAAATCGCTGAACACACAGGGCCGCATGCTTGGGATCTAGGGAGTCCCCAAACCTTTCATTGCATTGAACGGCTGCTTGGGCTGCACCAACAAGAGCCTTGTCGGCCTCACCAGGGAGGCATGTGAACATGAAGCTACCGGTCGGCTTCACCCGGCTGTGTACAAGTACTGTCAACTCCTTTTTGGTTAGTTCGCATGTCACCATATTTTTTCTCCCATTCGTCAGGGTCCAAAGATTGCTGTACAACCAAGACACCGGCACGGACTGTAGCGTCTACTTGTATCTGATCCCGGTACTTACCAGGATTGTTTGCACGAGCCATGAACTCCAACAGCCTGTCAGACTTCACGGTCTCGTGTCCTACTACTTTTCCTTTAAACCACACCTGCTTCTGCTCACCAGTAATGGCACGCCGATGTAGTTCCATATCAATCAACTCTTGGTACATCTCCATAGCCTCTTGCTCTCTTT